AGGCGCTTGGCCTCTACTCTTCGAATGCGATGCTTTGTAAGTATCGCTAACGGAGGATCAGATGATACCCGTCACAAACAGGACTCGGCAGCGGTACGTGACTCGCAGGCCGTATCACGTGGATCATACCACGCTTTACGGTGGTGAGTTCGTATACGACTATCGCCTCGGTTCAACCGGGGCGACTGTCGCAACGAACTTACTTGCGACCACCTTCTCCTCCTATCTCGTCTTTGAGGAAATCAAAGACGTCGTTGGAAAGAGAAGATCCAATCAGGGGCTTTACAACCCTTCTGATTGTGATCGTACTACTGTCTCGGTACATACTAAGGATGTACCGTCGTGGACCCAGTACAACACGAATGACGTTGTTACTGTCAAACGTTTTGATACTGGCATTTCCTCGACCCTGCCGGGTGTCATGTGTCCGCTGCCCCCTGACTCACTTTGGGAAGAATTTGCTAGCGAAGCTTTTAACGACTTCGCAACACAAATTCCAGAAGAAATTAGCATCGCTAATTTCAGCTGGGAATTTCAAGAGATCGGGCAATTGTTGCCAAAACTTGAGAAATCCCTTTCCAAAACAATCTCTAGCGGGTATTTAAATCTTGAGTTCGGGTGGAAACCCTTTCTCGGCGATTTGAATACTTTGACCAACCTTCTTACCTCTGTACGAGCGAAGATTCAACACCTTCGTGATATACAAGGTAGGACGACTCGCCTCGGAGCTTTTCGAGGGAATGTCTACAATCCTGTAGTCAATCCTGTCGAAGAGTTCTCCTACGCAGCCGAAGCGGTTTGGTTTCGCTATCGATTGGACGGTTACCGTGCAGACTTTCGAGCTAATGCGTACGTGTACTCATTACTCGAAGATCTGAACGAGCTTTCCGGGTTTGTCAGGGCGATGATTGTCGCCCTCGGTTTGACCAATCCCCTTAAAGTTATATGGAATGCTATTCCATATTCCTTCGTAGCGGATTGGTTCACCGGCCTTAGTGGGCGATTGCAATCACTTTCAGTGAATCCCTTCAAGGGGACCTGGATTTTGTCCAGGCATTGTACCTCTTTACGAGCTACAAGTTCAGTGATAGTGGATGCAAAACTAGTTGCTCCGGCTATAGCCTCGATGAGAGGTTATTACCCGTTAGGCAACATAGTCATTCAGCGTTATCAGCGGGTTTCTGGTCTACCTGTGTCGTCTGGATTTTTAACATCCTTGACGACACCCACGTCCAAGCAGCAGACGCTACTTACGGCGCTCCTAGAATCGGGGCGTCGGCATTAGCGCTGCATCACAAGGAGTCTCTAGTGTTTACTGCAACTCAAACCCTCGATGACGCTTCGGGCGACGACATCACGTACGTCCTGGTAAAACAGGATGGTACGGGATCCGTTCGCCTGAACTCGGCCACGACACTCGCCCTGCCCGAAAATCTGAGCATCAAACACTCAGTTTCCGGGAAGGGCAGTGCCGCGGTCGACCGGCATCTGGTCCAGATCGTGAAAACAATCTCGGCCAGTCCGGAGCCTGTTGTGCTCACCGTCAACTTTACGTTGGCGGTTCCGCGCAACTCCGCGGTCACCAGTCAGATCGTCTATGACGCCATCGCGCCACTCATCGACTTTCTGATGTCAGGTGGTTTGACCACCCTGACGACCACGAACATCGACGGTCTGCTCCGCGGCGAGAGCTAATCACTCTCGCTGTGAATGGTTCCCTCATAGGCTTGCCTATGAGGGGCCATTATTGAAGCAGTTTTCTCTTGGTAAGCACTAGACGGCCCTGGAGAGACGACCTTGAAAAAGGCATCTCGGAAGAGCCAGGTCGATTTTTATGTCGACCTCGTGGTGCAGACCATCCGTAGCGATCCATCTCACATCACTTCGAAAAAAGATCTTCAACGCGACATCGAAACCGTTAGGTCTAGATGCAACGATGAAGGCCTCTCCTTCCTCACTAAGACACTTCCTAGTCTAGGAAAAGCCTTAGATCAAGGGTTGGTGAGTGGGCGGTTCAACATTCCTTTGGGATTTAAACACTCCCATAAGAATGCAAGTATACCTGCATTTCTGCAGGCGTACTTTAACCGTCTCTTTTCTCAAGATGGTGTCCTCCTGGACGAATCTGATGCAAGTGATGTTAATCACTTACGTCAGGTTCTCATGTTCGCTTATAAGCTCGATCTACCATACACTGCTGCTCAGGAGTCTGTAGTGATACAGAACTTCATCGCAACGGAGTTGGATCTCGAGTTCACTGACAATGTTTATACGAAGAGGGTCTTAGACCTTGCTTCGTCCATTGTTGGTGATATCTTTGAGGATTTCGATCCCAAAGATATTAAACCGCGACACGGTCCAGGGGCGGTGGCCACTGGGGAACGCCTCGAGGAAAAGTGGGATTTCTCCCGTCTTTACTCGGACATCCACAGTGTCTTCCCCTACTACGATTACTTCGTAGTAGGAGGTGGGCGTGAAATCTTGGACCGGAAGGACTGGTACATGTCTCTTGAGCGGCTTGATCATGGCCGTGCAAAAGTCATACTCGTCCCGAAGGACTCGCGCGGTCCGCGGCTCATATCCTGCGAACCATTGGAATACCAATGGATCCAACAGGGTCTTGGCCGGAAGATTATGTCTCATCTTGAGAGCTTTAAGCTCACTAGAGGTCGCATAAACTTCACAAATCAAGAAATCAATCGTAAGCTTGCCCTCGATGGTTCCAACCACCAAGGAATAGCCACGCTTGATCTCAAAGATGCGTCGGATAGAGTCTCCTTAGCTCTGGTCGAGAGGTTGTTCGAGAGAACACCTTCTCTACTTAGAGCTCTGAAGGCTTGTCGCACGACGGAGACTACACTACCTGACGGTAGCGTTGTAACCCTGAACAAATTTGCTCCTATGGGTTCAGCTTTGTGCTTTCCCATTGAAGCGGTTTGTTTTTGGGCTCTGCTTGTCTCTGCTTGCAGCATCCGCTGGCGCCTGCCACTGCGAATGGTGGGAGAGAGGATCTTCGTCTATGGGGATGATTTGATTGTCCCCACAGACTGGGCTCCTCAATGCATACAGTCTTTAGAAATGTTCGCCTTGAAAGTGAATAAGTCTAAATGCTGTATCACTGGGCAATTTCGTGAAAGTTGTGGGATGGACGCTTTCAAAGGCGTCCAAGTCACACCCACGAGGTTGAGACACCAGTGGACGGGTAAACCCACAGATGGGACTGTCTACTATGCATATGTCGCCCTTCTCAACTCAATGAGGAGTAAGAATTATGCATTAGTTGCTGAGCGCATAGAAGCGGAATTAGCAAAGACGTATGGCCCTACACCATACGGCCTTCCTAATTCCCCATTCCCATGCATTCAGGTCACCGAACCGGAAATAGCAATCGACTATAACAAGTCGAAGTTTCCATATCGGTGGCACCGTCACTACCAGCGTGTCGAGTTCCGGGTTCCAGCGATCCAAACAAGAAAGCTGGACTCTTCTCTCGATGGCTGGCCCCGACTACTGAGAGACGTCGTCTCTCCAGTAGTTGGTGATCCATCTGTTGTCGTTGTTCCTCGCTCGACAAGACTAAAGCGAGGGTGGATGCCTGTCTAGTG